GCCACCAGTTTATATCCAGGGAACCCCTCACCATCAGTTAAACGCTGCTTAATCAAATCTTCTACGGCATCCAACCAACCGATGATCAGCTTTTTATTGTTTAAAGCGGTTCCTAATTCGTCGTCGCCGAGTGAGTCCAAAGGATCATCGAATAGTGACAACACACTATCATCAGTTAGTTTTTTTAGCGCGGGGCAGGTTGCTTTCGCTTTGCACCAGCGGCATTGAGACTCCCCAGGTACGCGAGGGGCGTCATCTTTTAGCGCTTCTTCCGCTTTCTGCTGAACCATCGCGCCAAACTTCAATAGCTCTGGCACGCTAATGCACCAAGTCTCGATATGATCTAAGCGTGGCTGAACAATCGTAATGTCAATTTGATTTATGTCGCATAGGCCTGAGGCAAAAGAGTAAGCACCGAGTGCGTATAGCATCGCCTGAGAATTGTTCTCTGGCGATACTACCACACCTTTACCATACTTAAGGTCTATGACGTGCAGCGTGTTATCATCGATTACTATTGCATCGCTAGTGCCGAAACCCTCAGGCACCCAGTCACTGAAATCAACTTTTTGTTCGATGAGTCGATGGCCTTCAATTGATCGGACGAAATCACAGTAAATACTCACAGAATCGACCATTTCTTGATCGACTTTTATTTCTGGCCATTTCTTAAAAGTTTTTCCGAGCCAATCCCCCACTGGCCGCCCAAGCGTTAAAGCCTGCTCAGCTAACTCATGCGCCACTGACCCTTCATTTGCAAAAGTACTGCTTTTATCCTCAATCCCTTCCTCAGCTTTAACAGACCCAGGGCAAGCGATCCATCGACTTGAGCCGCTAGCGCTTAGCTTCGCGTGTTGTTTAGTCATTCTATAACCCCCATCAAGTTAGCGCCGCTCAAGTATGTGCCCTCCAAGTAAGCGCCTCTCAAGTTAGCGCCCTCCAAGTTAGCGCCCTCCAAGTTAGCGCCTCTTAAGTACGCGTCTCTTAAGTACGCGTCTCTTAAGTTAGCGTACTCCAAGTTAGCGCCTATTAAGTTAGCGCCTCTCAAGTTAGCGCCTATTAAGTTAGCTTTTGATCCACCATTGCCAGCTAAAAAATCTAGATGCAATTTTAAGATTTTTTCCAATTCGTCTTTAGTCATCTTATAACCCCTTCCAAGTTAGCTTCTTCCAAGTTAGCGCCTCTCAAGTATGTGCCCTCCAAGTTAGCGCCCTCCAAGTTAGCGCCTCTTAAGTTAGCGCCTCTTAAGTTAGCGCCTCTTAAGTTAGCGCCCTCCAAGTTAGCGCCCTCCAAGTTAGCGCCGCTCAAGTATGTGCCCTCCAAGTTAGTGCCTATCAAGTAAGCGCCTCTCAAGTTAGCGCCTCTTAAGTTAGCGCCTCTTAAGTTAGCGCCTCTCAAGTTAGCGCCTCTCAAGTTAGCGCCCATCAAGTTAGCGCGTCTCAAGTTAGCGCCCATCAAGTTAGCGCCGCTCAAGTCAGCGCCGCTCAAGTATGTGCCCTCCAAGTAAGCGCCTCTCAAGTTAGCGCCCTTCAAGTTAGCGCGTCTCAAGTTAGCGTACTCCAAGTTAGCGCCCTCCAAGTCAGCGCCTTCCAAGTTAGCGCCTGTCAAGTTAGCGCCTATCAAGTTAGCGCCTATCAAGTTAGCGCCCTCCAAGTTAGCGCCTATTAAGCACGCGGCATCCAAGTTAGCGCCTCTCAAGTTAGCGCCTCTCAAGTTAGCGCCCATCAAGTTAGCGCCCTCCAAGTTAGCGCCCTCCAAGTTAGCGCCTCTTAAGTACGCGTCTCTTAAGTTAGCGTCCTCCAAGTTAGCGCGTCTCAAGTTAGCGTACTCCAAGTTAGCGCCTATTAAGTTAGCTTTTGATCCACCATTGCCAGCTAAAAAATTTCGATGTAATTTTAATATTTTTTCCAATTCGTCTTTAGTCATTTTATAGCCCCTTACCCAATTACCCAATTACCCAATTACCCAATTACCCAATTACCAATTTTTCGATTTGCGCTTTTAAGTTCGCAACCTTTTCAAGCGGCACTTCATGCATAAACCTTGCTCCCGATGCCTGCAATAGCCGTTTAATATCGTCTTTTAGGTGGCGGTTTTCGCGTACAATTTCAAGGACATAGCGTTGTAGCTCATCTAAGCTAAGCGATTCAGCTTTAGGTTCGGTTTTAGGTTCAGCTTTAGGTTCGGTTTTAGGTTCGGTTTTAGGTTCAGCTTTAGGTTCAGCTTTAGGTTCAGCTTTAGGTTCGGTTTTAGGTTCGGTTTTAGGTTCGGTTTTAGGTTCAGCTTTAGGTTCGTCTGGCTCAACTGCCTTAGCCTTGGCCTTGGCATAGCCAAGGGATTCTAAGTTGAGATTCAAAACCTCAACATTAAGGTTCATTCTTTCGATTGCAACCGTTAACGACTTAATTTCATTTTCCAACATTGATTTTTCCTCGTTTGTTGTATAAGTTATGCTTATACTATATCAAGAATTCGGAGGCGACAAGTATGATTTCAGAGATTATTGATTATTTTGGGAGTGTCAGCAGATTGGCCGAGGCATTAGGTGTTAGCCAACCGGCAGTTAGCCAGTGGATTACGAAAGGGGTTCCCCCTGGTAGAGCGATACAGATAGAGCTTATGACGTGTGGGAGGTTCAAAGCGCGGGAAATTGTAAAACTAAACGACGATAGAGGGACAATAGATGAATAAACAAAAGATAACAATTTCAACCGGAACAGAATTCGGGACTGTTAAAAAGCTGGTGACTGATTGGGGAAAACTCGCACGTAATTTGAGCACACACAAGCAGGTTGATCAAAAAGGCGGCGCGTACTTTGTAGGTGGGTATTTTTCGGGCGCTCAGCGTAAAGAGGTCGATTTGCAAGCTATGAGCGTGCTTTCACTGGACGTCGATAAAGTGGCGTTAACGGTTGATGAGATCGAATTGTCATTGATGATGAGCATTGATGGCGCGTTCGTAGCGTATAGCACGTACTCACACGGTGTCGGGGGGCGTTCGTCGGTGAGGGTGGTTATGCCATTATCAAGGGAGGTTACCCCAGATGAATACCGGCGTCTATCGCGCAAGTTTGGTGAGGGGGTGGCGCTACCACTCGATGAGTGTTCTTTTAAGCCTAATCAGGCTATGTTTGCGCCTACGTGCCGAGACTTAAGCATGGCGTGGTCGATAGTGCAAGAAGGGGGGCCGGTTGATGTCGGGCAGTACCTTAGCTCGTTCCCAGTAGTGGTTGATGAGGCCGACGACTTGGAAACAATGCTATCTGAAGCGCCGCTTGAAATTGATCAGTCTGAGATCGATGGTTATTTATCTGCTTTCCCCGCCAGCGGCACAGATTATAACCAATGGGTTATGGTTGGCGCGGCTTTACATCACCAGTTCGGCGGCAGCGATGAAGGCCTAGCGATTTGGGACCAGTGGAGTTCAGATGACGCGCAGCGCTACGACGCGGCGGCCATTAGCACGAAGTGGCGTTCTTTTGGCCGATCAAATGCTGTTGTGACTTTTGCTTCGGTTATTTACGCGGCAAAAGAGGCCGGCGGTTTCGCGGCTTCGGGTAGCTTCGAGGCACTGCTAGAAGGTGCTAACAGTGTCGAAACGCTAGACCAGTATAGCGACTATAAAGAGCGCGTGGCGGCAATGTCTGGCGCGATACTACAGGACGACCAGCGTGCTATGTTGGCCGCACGTATAGCCAATGGCTTTGGTAAAGAGGTCGGGATTACCAAAGGGGATATAAAAAAGGCGCTAGCGCCGCGAAAGAAGCCGCGAGATGTCAACGCGACAATTGACGGGCCTAGCTGGTTAGAAGATTGGGTTTACTGTGAAACAACAATGGAATTTGTCAACACACGTTTAGATTACGCGATTAAGCGCGAAGCTTTTAACGCTAAATTTGACCGTGAGGGTGAGTGCGTAACCGCAGAGATGAGTGCATCCCAGTATGCGTTGAACGCCGTTAAAATAAAGACTGTTGTTGATGTTATGTATTGGCCTGGTGCCAGTAGATTGTTTGAGCACGAAGGAAAGGCGATGCTAAATACGCACGTCGATCGAGGGGTTAAGCCACTGGTGCCGGTAGAGGGATCGGGAGTTATCAATCGGTTTTTACAGCATGTTGCATTGGTGTTGCCGGACGAACGAGAAAGAGAAATTCTGTTGGATTGGATGTGTTTTGTTTGTCAAAACCCAGGGCAGCGCGTTAATTGGGCGTTGTTGCTCCAGGGTGCTCAGGGTACAGGCAAAACCTATTTTGTTAATGTTTTACAAGCGGTGCTTGGTCGTAACGTATCGAATTTGGACCCTAGTTCGATAGCCGGTAGGTTTACAGGATGGGCGCATGGCTCCACTGTTGTAGCTATAGAAGAGATTCGGATCAGTGGAACTAATAAGTATGAAATTTTAGACAGAATGAAACCCTTTTTAACTAATGAGACGGTTTCTATAGAGGAAAAAGGGCGGGACCATAGAACAGTGCCCAATTTTTCATCATATTTTTTGCTAACTAACCACGCCGACGCTATACCTATTGGCGTGGGCGATAGAAGATATTGTGTGTTGTACTCGGACGTGCAGAGCGAAGGTCAGTTGTACGATGTGATGGGTGGGAAAGAAGGTAACGAGCGCTATTTTGACGATCTTTTCGGCGATATCAATAGCGAGCGTGGGGCGGGCGAGTTGGCGTGGTATTTAAAAAATCGCCAGGTATCGTGCAATTTTTCACCGCGAGGTCGAGCGCCTGAAACCAAGGCGAGGCAAGCAATGATCAACCTATCTGTAAGCCCAGATAGGCAGCTACTAGAGGATGCGATAGCAGAACATGAGTGTTGCGTGATCAATGGAGATATACTGGATGTTACATGGCTTAATGAAATGTGCAAGATGGGTGATAGCGAGCTACCTAAAACACGCACAATTAGCGCGATCTTACTAGATATGGGATATGTACAGATCGACCAGCGGCGCGTAAAAATCAAAAAGGATAGGCGCAATCATTACATATGGTACCGGCGCGGTTTTGATCAAAGCGTCGCTATCGAGCGTTCCAAGGGGTTCCACGATGACCCGCACTTTGCCCCTTTTTGATTACTTTTTGATCTTAAAAGATTTGGGGCGCAATAGGCTTTTCGCGCCCCACATTGCGCCCCACATTATACACTATACAAATATACAGTATGATCAAAATTTAAACAGTTGTATAAATTTTGATCATAAGGCTGTATATACAACCATACTGTATATAAGTTGGGGCGCAATAATCGCGCCCCAAAATTATTGCGCCCCATATTGCGCCCCAAGCATAAGTTACTGTTTTTATTATCTTTATTACTCTTTGGGGTGCAAAGGGTCCAATAATATAGAAAAACTGCTCAGCAGCTATATAAAAAAAATATAGGGTATAAATACGTAATTATTTTTTTTTATAGGGTAGCTGAGTAGTACAAGGATTATTGCGCCCCACGCGCCCCATGGGATTATTGCGCCCCATGGGGGATTGTTTACAAAAAATACGTTGCCTCCTTAGTGGTCAGTTGTATAATAAGTTATGCTTATCAGCAAGTGGCCACTACGGTGGCGCGAAATCAAAAGGGAACCGGAATGAACAAATACTTAAGAGAGATTACTCCAGGTGTATATGTGGACGTGTACGACGTCCTAAAAGCTTTTAACATCACGTGCCCAGCTATGGCTCATGCGATTAAAAAGTGTCTTGCAGCGGGCCAGAGGGGGCACAAGGACGCGGAGCAAGATAAGCGTGAAGCCATAGAATCTATCGCCCGATCAATTGTGCTTGGCACCCATGATAAAACTTGACAAGCGTAAGATTGTAGAACTTGACAAGCGTAAGATTGTAGAACTTGACAAGCGTAAGATTGTAGAACTTGACAAGCGTAAGATTGTAGAAATATGACTGATAAAGCTTGATTAATATATAAACTGCTGCAACAATGAACAGCCACTTTCTATAAAATTTAAGGTGTGCAAATGGTTGAAAAGTTAGCCGGCATTGTGGGGGCCTTGGAGCCCCCACGCCTAAAAGGGGTTCTAACCGCTATTTCTCTTATCCTTTGTTGTAGTACTAGCGCTTACATAGGGCTTTTAGAAAAGATAGATGAAGGTGATAAGGCTAACCGCCAAGAGTTAAGCAAGCTTAAGGAAAACATGGGTGCCGTAGAAAAAAGTAGCGATAGGAATTCAGCTTTGCTAGAATCAAATTTTAAGCTTTTAGAAATGATTCGGCAGGATGTGAGAGAGATTAGAGAGCGTGCCAAGTAGCCATGTTTAGCAAAGATAACCAAGAGCATTTATTAAGTTTAAAATCAGAGGTCACTGTTGACCCCGCCGGTGTGGGGTACTCAAGCGATATAGATAACCCAAAATCAATTCTAAAAAAATTAAATTCGCCAGACAGTAACCCTAACGGCTCGACGACAAAGCGACCGTCTAGTGAACTGGTCGCGTCACAGGTCGCTTTGTCGGTATACCCTATAGAGTTTCAAAGCCTTTCCGAGTATGATAAATGTATCGTTAAATCGATGCTATATCAGCCTGATAGCGTAACATTCGGGGCTTACGAAAAAAGATTTTTAGAGATTTTCGGGGTTAATAGCGTTACGGTGTCTACAATGCAAGATTTGCAGGTAGAGCCTGCAAGCAGGGCGCAAGATTTATTCGGCTATGATACTACGATAACTTTAAAAGACTGGTTTGCGGCAAGAGATAGCTAACATGGCGATAAGTACAGACGCGAGAATAAAATTTTTTGGTACGAGAGATAGCCTTGACGATGGTTCGACAAGCTCGGTGACGGCTGGCTCTTACTCAGTGGCGGCGGACATTGCCACTTGGACAAATGACGACGACACAGAAAAGGCAACAATCGATATATCTGTGACTTTTGCCACGGCACCTACCGCAGGCGACACAATCAGGCTTTATATGAGAAAGCTTAATATCAATGGCACTAACGACGAGTCAACCCCGGACGATGACAATCAAATGTCATATGTCGGGTCTGTAGCGATAGATAATGTTACGAGCGCCCAATATTTTGCAGTTGAAGTTGATTTGGTGGCAGTGAAAAGTTCTCAGCAGTATGAATTTTATTTGGCTAACAACGCGGACCAGACGATCTCAGCCGGTTGGACCGCTAGCATAACGCCAATTGCTTTTGGCCCTCACGCATGAGATTAGATAGACGACACCCCCTATACCCGCATTTAATCGGGTGTTGGTTCTCTGATGACCCCGCAATGAATAATCTGTGCACGCCTCACCAACTGAATTCTGTAAATACCAGTTCATCTACTACGCCCGCACCAGTTGGTGGGGGGATAAGATTGGATTCTAGTTGTGGTTTAGTTACTAATACAGACCAGCCAGACCTTGACGCTGATTCCTGTTATTTCTGGCAGATAAAATATAAATTGAGGTCTTCTATAGCCAATTCCAATGTAATATTCGGTAACCGATACAATAGCTACTCCGGTCTGTTGCGTTTCTTTAAAATAACTGAGAATAACGTGGAATACTATAATTCTGGTAATGATCTTAGCATGCGTCACCCTAACACCGCCGGTGAAACTTACGACCTTTGGGTAGTCAAAGAGGGTTCTAATTTTACGATGTATCTGGACGGCGAGATACACGCCACAGACACTTCTAGTAAGACACTAAGCCGGAATCCGGTTTTCATTGGTAATGGGCGTAATAACGCGATCCAGGAGGCTACAGATATAATTGTATACCACGCGATGCATGGCGCTGTGGCACCAAATCACTCTCAAATTCAGCAACTATACAACAACCCTAGGGAATTGTTGTATAGTGCTAACAATGAGGATTATTTTTTAAAATCTTCATCCCCACCAGTGGTTGGTAGCGCATATGATGAATATTACAAATCACTATTGACCGGAGCGAGTCTATAAATGGAAAAAAACACAGCAGGTAAGTGGGTGGTTTTCGCTTACGGCTTGCCGGACCACGCCAGCGCAGGCCAAGCAATAACAGGCGACGCGGCAAACATAACGGCTAACATTCGAATTGACGGGGGTGCAGCCAATGCCGTCGATGACGTAAACCCCACCGAACTAGAAGAGGGTTATTACGTTTTTGACATTACGGCGGCAGAAGCTAATGGAGATCTTTTATCGATACACCCTACAAGCGCAACGGCTAATGTTCAGGTGATCGGCGTACCTGGGGCGATCTGGACCCGACCAGCGAACTTCAATGTACTGGGTATTGCATCCGATGGCGACATATCAGGCAATGTGGATGGTAACGTTGTTGGGTCAGTAGCTAGCGTTACCGGCGCAGTGGGTAGTGTTACCGGCGCAGTGGGTAGTGTTACAGCAACGGTTGCGGCTAACGTTACGCAATTAGGTGGCGTTACGCAATCGCTCACAGATTTAAAAGATTTTGCGGATTTAGGCTATGATCCTGCTACAAATAAGGTTCAGGGAGTTGTATTGGTTGACACGACCACAACTAATAGCGATATGCGTGGCACAGATAGCGCAGCGCTTGCTTCAAACTGGACGGCCACACGAGCGGGGTATGTTGATAACCTTAACGGTCACACGGCGCAAACGGGCGACAGTTTCGCAAGGCTCGGGGCTCCGGTGGGTGCGAGCCTTAGCGCAGATATAGCGACAGTGGACTCTAACGTTGACGCTGTTTTAGTTGATACTAACGAGCTGCAAAGCGATTGGGTTAATGGTGGCCGGTTGGATTTAATTCTTGATGAGTTAACCGCGCAGGGCGACACAAATGAAACTAAAATAGATACGATAGATGCCAACGTTGATGCTGTTTTAGTCGATACTAACGAGCTGCAAACTGATGACGTGCCGGGATTAATTGCGGCGCTAGATGTCGTTGTCGATAGGGTGGAGCTTGACACGCAGGACATACAAACGCGGCTACCTGCGGCGCTTGTTAGTGGGCGCATGGACTCGAACGCGAGCGCTATAGCGGGCGATGCCACAGCAGCGACCAATTTATCATCATCCGTACTTGGTATAGTCTCGGGAGCGTGCGAAGGTACGCCAACAAACACAGTGATACAGACCGACCTTGCAGAATCCACAGACGATCACTATATAGGTCGTGTAGTTGTATTTACGAGTGGTGCAGTAGCAGGTCAAGCCACTGACATTACTGATTACACGGGATCGACAGGCACGCTAACAGTAACAGCGCTTACGACAGCACCGAGCGCCACAGATAACTTTGTGATAGTATAATGGCCAAAACGCGGTTAGGATTATCAGGCATAACGCGAGCACCTTATGGCTCATTCGCTGGTAAAGTTGTAATTATTATAGTTCCCCCGTCTGTACCTGTTTCGAGCGGGGTTTTGATAAGCGGTGATAGTGTTAATCGGGGAGTTTTAATGGACTCCACCACCGGCGGCGCGGGAGTTTTAATGGACTCCACCGCCGGTGGCGCGGGAGTTTTAATGGGTGGTAATTTATGAGTGGGTTAAATGTCGGTGAGGTGGGTCAACCACTAAGAATAAATCTGTCGGAGGATATTAGCGCTGCAACAAATGCTACGATAATAGCCGAACCGGAAATAGGGGAGAAGAAGGAATTTATCGGCACTATTCCAAACGTCCCTGTCACCGTTGGAGGTGTCACTATCGCCGCTAATGAATATGTCGAGTACGTGACTTCTAGTGAGTCGGACTTGGACTACAGTGGAAGGTGGAGAATGAAGGCTAAGTTGAAATTTTCACCTTCCGATATCAGGCAAACCGACTTTTCGATTTTTAGGGTTAATCCATGAAGCTTACAAGCAAACAAAAGCTATTTTGTGAGTACTATGTCTCTAACGGGTTTAACGCGACACAGGCGGCAATAAGCGCGGGCTACTCCGAGAAAACCGCAAGGCAGATAGGGTTCGAGATCTTAAAAAAGCCTGATGTATCCAAATATATAGAAGATTACAAGAAAAAGGTGGCTAAAATCGTCTTAATAACGACTGAGGACGTTGTTAGGGGGCTGATGAAGGAAGCGTTTGGGGAATGTGAGGATTCGACATCGGCAACTAGAATAAGCGCCCTAAAGGCGCTATCCGATTATACCGGTGGGTTTGACGCTAACAGGACTACACAAGTTAACGTTGATATGACGCACGAGGAGTGGCTGAGATCATTGGATTAGAGCAAAGGCAGCGACTTAAGGATGACTATGAGTACTATGGTAAAAACTGCCTGAAGATACGTACGAAGAATGAGGGACTATCGCCGCTTGTGCTTAACTCCGCGCAAGAGTATGTACATTCCAAGATTGAAGAGCAGAAAGAGCGTACAGGAAAAGTTCGCGCAATAATATTGAAGGGTAGGCAGCAGGGCGTTTCCACTTACGTTGAGGGTCGTTTTATGTGGAAAGTTAGTCATAATAGGGGTGTGCGTGCGTTTATACTAACGCATGAAGCAGAATCCACCAACGCAATATTTGAGATGACCGAGCGCTATTATGATAACCTTCCGCGCTTCGTTAAGCCTTCAATATCAGCTTCAAATGCCAAAGAATTGCAGTTTGCCGACCTTGATTCGGGCTATAAAATAGGGACAGCTGGTAATAAGGCTGTTGGGCGAGGGCAGACGATACAGTATTTTCATGGATCGGAGGTCGCATTCTGGCAAAACGCAGCGGATCATACAAAAGGCGTCATGCAAGCCATACCTGATGGTGATGGCACTGAAATAATTTTCGAGAGTACCGCAAATGGTGTCGGGAACTTTTTTCATCAGCAGTGGAAGCTCGCGGAAAGCGGTAGGTCAGAATTTCAAGCCATCTTTGTCCCGTGGTTCTGGCAAAAAGAATACGCCAAGGTTGTTCCCGATGACTTTAATCTCACAGAAAAAGAGTTGGAGCTTAAAGAGCATTATGGGCTTAGCAACGAACAGTTACAATGGAGAAGGGTTAAAGTAACAGAGTTAACAAGCGATGGGGCTAACGGGGAATCAGCTTTTAAGCAAGAATACCCCATGAACGCCGCGGAGGCTTTCCAAGCCACGGGTGGTGGCGGATTAATTACTTCTGAACAGTGCATGAAGGCTAGGAAGAATACTGCAAACGGCAATGGCCCACTAATTGTTGGTGTGGACCCATCTAGAGGTGGGGATAGGTTTGCAATAATCCGCAGGCAAGGCAGGAAGATGTACGGCAAAGAGTCTTACCGAAAGTCTGAGTGCGACTCTTTAGGTAAGAACGTCGCTATATGCAAAAGGATACTCGACACTGTAGACCCTGTCGCCGGTAAAAAGCCTGATAAGATGTTTGTGGATTACGGTGCGGGGGCTGATATAGTGGACAGATTGCATGAGCTTGGATATAGTGCTAAAGTAAAGGCTATACATTTTGGCTCCACGCCGCTTAACCCCGTTAAATACAAGAATAAGCGCAACGAAATGTGGGGTGAATTGGCTTTTTGGCTGTCAGATGAAAACATGCTTGCTGATATACCAGATGACGATGAGATCCAAGCGGATTTCTGTGCATCACCATACAATTTAGATGTAGATAATAGGCGTGTTCTTTGGGCAAAAGAGAGGATTGTCAAGGAATACCGTTTTAGTCCTGATTTTGGAGACGCGGCCTC